TGCAGCATTCTGCATTGCCTGCATTGCAGTATTTAAAGTATCACCAGGGTTTCCAACCAGACCAGAAGCTGCAGAAAGACCTGCAGCTTGTAGTGGATTCATAGTATCCTGTGCATAATCAACAGATATATTATCTGTTACCTGTTGAGGTATTGGCAAGTAGATATATCTAGCATTTGATTCTATCTCTGCTGTCTCAGATCCAACCTCATTAAAAATATCATCTCTTGTTTTTATTGGTTTAAAAGAAGTTATTTCTTTATATTCTACTGTATTACCATCCGTAGTTTTTTTGACATTCTTAGTCTCAAACATGTTATCTAGCGAATAAATATCTTCAGCCCTCTTAGGAGTGAAGATTTTTATATACAACATATCTTGTTTATTATCACCAGTACCCCCCATACTTTTTCGGGGATATCTTAGTGGTTTAATTTCATCTTTCTTAGGATCAGCCATCTACAGAGAGATTTTTAAGTATTTAGACGCTTATTCATAAGTGACAGTCTTAGCACATCATTTACTTCAGAACGGAAAATCTCATACACATCAGTTCCTACTTCATTCCAAGTATATTGTCTAGGTTCTCTCCAATGAGCACTAAATCCACGGAATCCCCACTGAAATACATCTGTGACTGCTATAAATGGATTCTGATCGTATGTAATATTGGGTGTTTTAGCATTATATACAAAGAGATATAATTTTCCAGGTTCAACAGATCTTGCAGAAGAGGCAGTCAACATATCTAAAACTTCAAGCATTCTATCATCAGGATTTTTTAAACCTGTCATATTATCAACAAGTTCACGGATCCTGTTTACGTTACTATCTGTTTGTGTAGGTCTCTTTGCCATTACTTGATACCGAGTTCTTTCTCCGTCATTACCTTAAAATCCCACATTCTGTCTTCACAGAAATCTTTTGCTGCTTTCCATTTTGCCTGATTTTTAGCATACTCATATGCTTCGTTCAGATATTTTTTTGTCTGTCTTTTAGGTTTAGGTGGAGGTGAACATTGCCTTAGAGGTTTTACTTCAATAAGAGATGATCTAACTCTACCATTAACATCTTTATACTTGATAAAGAAATCTGGAAAATATCTATGAACTCGATTATCAATAGGAGATCGATATGGAATACAAAATTCTTCTGACTGCCATTCTATAACATTTGTATTATTATCACAGTAAACCATAAACTTGCGTTCCCAGAGAGAACGGTATATGATATTAGTAGGATCTCCCTTATATTTTTTAGGATAAGATGGTTTGTATTTTCCCTTATATGACATCTAAATAACTAAACAATCACCTATAATATATTTAGAGTGCCTAGACCCCTTCCGAAGAAAATATCTCAGATAAAACCAACCATAAGTCAGGTTGCAACATCATCTCACTTTCTTGTAGAATTTGGTGGACTCAGTGGAAATTTACAAAGACATCTCAAACAGAGAGGGATGGATAGTAGGTATATTACTGAGACAATAGGACTCTTATGTTGTAGAGCATCACTTCCAGGAAGTGGATTTGCGACAGCAGATGTTGTAGGGAAATATCAAGGTGTTGCAGAAAAGTTTGCACACACTAGAACCTTTGTTCAGATTGACATGGATTTCTATGTTGATACTGGATATAAATCGTTGAAGTTTCTAGAGCACTGGATGGAGTTCATGAGTTCTGGATCAGAGACTGGACCTATTTTTGCTGATCCACTTGTTGATGGGTTTCATTTCAGGATGAAATATCCTAATGAATATAAATGCGATGAAACTAGAATTATCAAGTTTGAAAGAGATTATAAGAGATACATTGAATATAGATTCTTTGGATTGTTCCCAATATCATTGAACGCTACGCCAGTATCATATGAAGGTTCACAAATATTAAAAGCAACAGCATCTTTTCATTATGATAGGTATTATTCTGGTCAGTCTCGCTCAATTGATGCTTTCTTGAATAGAAATGGCAATAAGACAGCACCAGCAAGCACAGATACACCATCACAACAACAGTCTAAAGCGGTTTATGGTCGTCTTAATTCTGCACTCAATGGTCCTACCAATGACTCTGGAATTAATCCATTTATGTCTACCCTATCAGACGCAGGAAGTGATGTGCTTTATAACTTTGGATTTAATTCCAAGGATGCTCCATATCAGTTAGATGCAACGCAAGCATCTAATATTAGTCAAGGAAGAAGACTCTGATAACCTCTCTAAATAATTTTACTGACGTGCATGAATCGTAATGCCTTTACCAAAGATTTCTACACCAACTTATGAGTTGGTAATTCCTTCTATTAAGAAGAAGATTAAGTACAGACCTTTTTTAGTTAAAGAAGAAAAAGTTTTAATTATTGCTATGGAGAGTGAAGACACTCAACATATCGCTAATGCTATTAAAGAGGTCATTTCATCTTGTATTATTACAAGAGGTATTAAAGTTGATGAACTATCAACCTTTGATATTGAATACTTATTCTTAAACATTCGTGGTAAGTCTGTAGGTGAAGAGGTAGAAGTTTTAATTACTTGTCCTGATGATGGAACTACAAAAGTTCCTGCTACAATTGATCTAGATTCAATTGAAGTTCAATATGATGAGTCGCATACATCAGATATTAAACTTGATGATGATTTGACTCTTAAGATGAGATATCCTTCTATGAATGAATTCATCAAAAATAATTTCACAGTGACTGATATTGGTGTTGATGATACATTCGATATTATCATGTCCTGTATCGAACAGATTTATAATGAAGAGGAATCTTGGTCTGTTAAAGATTGTACTAAAAAAGAACTGAAAGATTTTATTGAATCTCTAAGTTCAAAACAGTTTAAGGAGATTGAAAACTTCTTCTCAACGATGCCAAAACTTTCTCATACAGTTACGATCACCAATCCCAATACAGGGAAAGAAAATGATATTGTATTGGAAGGGTTAGCATCTTTTTTCGCGTAGGTATGGCTCATACTGATCTTGAGTCATACTTTAAAATTAACTTTGCCTTGATGCAACATCATAAATATAGCTTAACAGAGTTAGAAAATATGATACCGTGGGAGAAAGAAGTTTATCTTGCCTTCCTCCAACAGTATATTGAAGAAGAAAATTTAAAGGCACAACAGAATGGTTGAGATTTCACCACTGCTAGGTAGAAGACAAGGAAGAATGTCTGCCGCTGCTTACACAGGCAGAGCAGTGGCACCTGCACAGGTAGATCCAGAGACCAAACAACTTATTGGTAGAAATTCATTACAACTAGGCATTGTAGCAAACCAGTTGCAAAATCTGGGTGCTCAGATGCAATCTTTGACTGGTTCTCTACAAGTCATTGGTAATACTCTCGCAGGACAATCAGCATTAGAGAGACAACAAGAAGCACAAGAATCAGAATTACAGAATAGATTGGCGCAGCAAAAACTGCGTGAAGGTAAAGAGAGTGTAATTGAAAAGAAAATCCAAGCAGCAGCATTAAAACCTGCAAATAAAATTGCAGCTAAGGCACAGTTTACTCTTTCGAGATTAGGTAGCTTCTTCACCTCCATATTTGGTGGATGGTTATTGATGAAAGGTGTTGATACAATCAGCGCACTTGCCAGCAATAATAAAGATGAACTTAATAAAATTAAGAATGAAACAATAACAGGATTACTTGTAGCAGGTGCAGCACTTGCTGCAATTAAAATTGCATTACCAGCAGTAATTGCAACATTTGCGGGTATTGGAACTAAGTTAGTCTTAGCTGCGGCTGCTGGACTATTATTTTCTGGTCCTATCGGACAACTTTTGGACTTCATTAAAGATCAAGCAAAAAGAATTCCTGGAGTTGGTGGTTTATTTGGTGATGACGATAATAAAGGTGAATCTGGTCAAGGCGGTCCAGAATTAAATACAGTAAAAACAAAAGACGCACCCACACCTGCACCACAAGTTAAATCTGAACCAAAGACATCAGCAATGCCTTCACCACCAAGTACTGGAGGTCAAGGTGGTCCTAAGTTAGAACCTTCAAAGTCA